AGAATGAAGCACCGTTTATATTTCCCCTTTTTAAATTAACCTTTAAGTCTTTTCCGTAGGTTGTCGGCGGGATAGGTGCTCTGAATTCCAGAAAATTATTACCGTCCAACAATTCAAGTTGCGGATCACTCCGGGTTGTGGATAATATTTTAGTCGGGTTGTGATTTATAAAACTTTTAATTGTTCTGTAATTACTTAAGGATTCGGAAAAGGCACCCGGTTCAATGCTTTCGAATACCCCCGGATATAATTCCGTTATGGAATTGTATACAATGCCTTTTCCGTCAACGTACGATTGCAATTGTTCACCCGATGAATCTTCTCTGAATAAACATTGTTCATCTATTATATACCTGAATTCATTTTTTAAATCAGCTTGAATTCGTAAATCATCATCATCGAATTTATTATTATCTTCATTCAATTCTTTTGCCGGTTCAAATGATAAATATTCAACTTCATTATCTTTCAACCAGTCGAGTGATTGAGCGGCGGAAAAATATCGCACATTAAAACGATAAGCCTGTTTTATCATTTCATCGGGTTTATTTTCTCTTCTTGCAAGTACAAGTACAATACCCCTTGCAATATTTTTCCTCCTAAATGAATCATTTATAAATTCGGACGGCTTTTCAATTCTTGCCGTATGTTCATTCGGGTATGGCATAACGATTAATCCTTGTTAACATTGTTCTGAAAATTTTCAAGTGATTGCATATTAAGCGGTACAAAATGCCGTTTACCTTCATTGTCAGGTAATGGATTTAAACTTTCCAGTTCTCTTAGTTCATCCGTATTGTACATACCTAGCATGAAACCTTTCTCATAAGATTCCATCCGGCTTTTCATCGTACCCCTCAGTAAACCGGCGGTCACGAATTCGGTAAAAAAAGTATTGGTATTATCCTTTAATAATTTCCTGTTAAATTCTTGTTCCGCTTGTACACATTTAGGGAGTATATTAAAAGTTACAAATCCGTTTTTTTGCTCCTCTATCCCCGAACCCCACGAAGTCTGTTTTTCATGTTCGTTAAGCATAAACAAAGGGACGTTGAATATTCGGGATATCTCGGAAACATTGTATTTTTTTGTTTCAAGATATTGTGCATCCTCCGGCGGTAAACCAACTCTTTCAAATTTTACTTGATCTGAGAGGATCATTAAATTTTTATTGCTATTCATTCCGGCATAACAATCGCTAAACTTCTGGCTTATAGATTCCTCGCTGTCTTCATCTGAAATTGTAACACCAGAAAGTATTCCAGCAGGGTTTATACCGCTTCCAAAAGTTTTGGCACCGTAGTCATTAACCGCCATTGCTGCACCTATCGTTTCCCTATGTAATGAAATTGGTGAAACGAATTTATCATTGGTTTGTAGTGTTGTAATAATCACAACTTCAGATGGCGTTAACGCTTCCGTTTTTCCGTCGTGATTCCATTCGTAAAACAAAGAACCTTTAGCAGTACGACTCGGTTTAACTTGCCAAGGTAAAATCGGCCATAGATGTTTCGGAATCCCTGTTCCCTTATGGTATTCGATTAATGATATTCCAACCCCCCATAGTAAATAATGGGTATACATCATTTTGCGCCATTGAAATGATGTTTGTTCGGGGTTCGGTTCATCATGTAAAATTGAATAAATCGGGCTATCTTTATAACGTTGCTTTCCACCTTCTGACAAGCGTTTATTTACAACAAGCGGCATCATTGCCATTGTATCTGAAACAATATTAACACATGAATAAACAGTTGAAAGTGTTAATGCACTATGCTGATTTACCGCTTGCCCGGAATTCGTGACACCACCTTGAGTCATATCAATAAACCATTTTGGTGGATTTCTCAGAGATATAATGGAATCGGAACGAACCTCCCTTAAAAACTTAGAAATAAAACCCATTATTGTTTTTTCCTGATAGTATTGTTCAAGTTACGATTTATTGTAGTAAATGAAGGCTTAAACGCAATTATTAAAATTATTCCAAAAACTATGTAGGTAGCTGGTTGATAAATTGAATATATACCGTAAAGCAATGAAACTATACCAAGTAATAGCAGCAAATCAGTAACAATTTCAAGAATGATCGTTTTTATTTTCATTATTCCATAATTTCTTAAAGCAAGTGTATTATTTGCAATATACAGGAAATTATGTAGTCAAAAAACAATCAAATAGAATGATTTATTGTAAAGCGAAATGTATATTTATAAATAGTAATTGAAAATACTGTTAACACAATTTATTTGTTGATAATAGTCAATCATGAAAAGGGGGATAAATGATTAGTCAAAATAACATTTTTTGCACACCGGCTGTTAGAATACGTGTATTACGTATTGCACTCGAAATAAAACAAATAACATTTGCCTATTTTCTAAAGATATGTACGAATACTTTACGCAATTGGGAACAAACAGGCTATACACTACCAATTAAAACAAGAGATAGATTAAAATATGTAGGGATAAATCCGCAATGGCTGGAATATGGTATCGGTGATCCGTTTGAATATGATCTAGATACAGTCAGAGAAAAAATCATGTTTGCATTAAAGGAAAAATAAAAACAGCTTAAGGAGAAAAAATGAAAGGCTATGATACGTACAAACCGCCAAAACTTAAAAATTGTATTTCAAAAATAATTGTAACAAAAAATGCTCAATCATGGATGATCAAAAAATTAATAACTAATGATATACAACCGGAATCGTTTAAGATAAGTGATAGATGGCAAGTTAATACTAGGCGAAAATAACCCGCCCGACTTTTTTAACCGGATTATCGGTTGCGATTGCTCTATTCATTGCATTAATGAGTGCCGCAACCGGATCGATTCTAAAACGCGCTGCCGATTTATCTAACATAATGTTTTCTGATGGCCCCATCCTTATAACACAATTACTCATAGCCCAATTTAAAACCGGATCATTTTGATGCATTATTTTTTTGTCGTATACTTTCGCTCTTAACGTTTTGGTTGCCAGTGAAAGACCTGTATAGCTTTGCGGGATTGAAATAGCTACGAATTTTAGTTTGTCAAGTTCCATTTGTAACCATGCCGCCAATGAGCGGTCGAAACAAGCAATTCCTTTTTTCCAGTTATACAATTTATATTGTTCGATCAACCAATTCAAAACATCATGATATTCGATGTTACTACCCGGTATGGCTGTAATATATCCCTGATCAATCCATAGTCTGTATGGTACTTTATCACGCTCAGTTGCTACTGTAACATTGTTTTCTGGCATGAATGAGTGATGTATAATGTAATAATAGCCATCGGGAAGACTGAAAACAAAAACAATGCTTGTAAGATCGGTTGTTAATGATAGATCAAGTCCGATAAATGGTTGCTTCGGTACTTCACTATGTAAAATATCATGTAAAATAGCTGTATCATTATTCGCGCATAAACTCCATTTTACCATATTCATATAACCGGCTTCTTTTTGATTAATCCACATATTAAATGTTTTTGTAAGCACTTTTGTATATATTTCAGGTTTATCGATTGCTTCTTTTACTTCCTCTTTTATCAATTCTACGCTATTTGGTTCATTATACAATACGGGATTACTTTTTTGAATTGCTTCAAAACTGGTTATATCATCAATCGGATAACCGGCTTCAATCCGTCGATTTCCTTTTTTAATGATATCAGGCGATTCATTTTTATCAATTTCCGAAACTACGGCAAAATATCTTTCATTCTCGACTGCACTGTCGGGGTCCAGCAATTGTTTTACATAGTTGTATTCAATCCTATAACAGGGGCAATTAATATCTGTACCGGCAGTAGTAATAATTGATAATAGAGGTTGTTTTCTAGTTTTCATACCACTTACAGCCAGATCATAATATTCTGTAGTATCATGCAAATGGTATTCATCTAAAATAAAAAAATGAGGGTTACTCCCATCACCGGATTTTTTATCATCTTTTGACAGTCTGGCAAAATATGATCCACTTGGTTCGTGCCGTATTGTAACTTCCTTTAAATCGCGGTCATGTTTACAAACAAATTTATCTCTGATATCAGGATGACCATGTTGATATAACCAAACCGATTCGGCCCATACATGCCTTGTTTGTTCCTTTTTTGTAGCGGCAATGTATATTTCTGCCCTTTGTTCACCGAAAGCTGACAATTCGTATAACGCTTGTATTGCTTTATCCTGTGATTTGGCATTTTTTCTTGCAACCTGTTCGTATGACCTTCTGAACCGCCGCATACCCGTATCTTTATTTTTCCAACCGTAAATATTACCGTACACAAATCGTTCATAGGGATTAAATATTTTCGGTTGCCCGGCAAGAAATCCACTCGAATGAAAAAACAGAGAAACCCAACGGGTGATGTACTGATTGGCTGAATAGTTATCAAAAACCCATTTCCAGCCGTCAGAATCTATTTTATCAACGTCTTTCATAAAGCGTAAACAAGCCCACTGGAATTTTTGGCAAGCAATTATTTTACCGCTTGTAATATTCTCACAATAAGTATATAATTCATTTAGTATGTCTGGAGTAGCATACATTTAAACATTCCCGAAACCAAGTTTTTCAAGCTGACTTTTTGGTTTCTCCGGTTCTTTTTTGGGGATACTTTTTATCCTTGAAAGTGGATTTAAAAACAATCTATCTTCCAATTTTATTAACATATCAAGTTTTTTATTTATATTATTATCAAGGTTCAATTCATCTATTGCATGATATAGTTTTAGTTTATCTTTTATTTTTTTTTCAAGTTCCGTTTTACATTCAACTAATTTATAGTATTCCGCATGGGATAAACAATACTTTTCAATCGCGCCAATATCTATTGATGTTACGAAGTCAATATCCTTATACAATTTAACCAGTTCATTCCATTTTTGTAAAGCGACTTCATTGTCAAGTATTTTTTGAGTAACTTTAAATGTGTTATTACCTATCTTCATTTCCTTTTGTGATTTCAATCGTTCTTTAATAACTTTTTTTGTCCTATGACCTTTATTATTATTGTAAATTGAAAATTCTATTGGTTTTGCGTACCGGCTCATTATCTACCCCCAATATACTCCCATGAAGTTGTTAACCGATTACTAGATATTGTTGACTTTCGATTAAACGCCATATTTTTTCTCATTATAGATTTTTTGTCGGCATTCACGACTCTACCCATATGAGTTAATACCCAGTCTTCTGATTTTTTATATATGTTACATACTGCCGGGTGAGAGGTGGTACTGATAAATCGATACCCTTTTTTACAAGCAATTTCAGCAACCGTATGTAATAAATAATGACTTAAACCAATACCTTGCCAATCGGGGAGTATAACAAGCCGATGACCGGTTTTAATATTTTTACATTTACTATGCGGGAAATGAATATATGATAAAAACCCGGCAATTGTATCATTGCAAGTCAAAACGAAACATTGTGCAGCGGGGTGTATATTTGTTGCTAAATAATGATACTTTTTGAACATATTCCAATAATAGTCTCTTTTGTTTGTTGAGTATATTTTGATTTCGATTGATGGCCGCTGAAGATACCTCCTTGAATTATATTTCAATTTCATTTCATCGGTACTGAATAAAAAATCGGGCATTAACCATTCTTCAACATCATAATGACAAGTAAAAGCAATAAATTTTTTATTTTCTCTGCGGATTGTTTTTTGTGTTGCGAATGAACCTATTTTTGCCACCTGTCGATCAACCACGGAAGTAAATTCATCAAAAACAATAATATCCTTATTAAGTAAAATTGCCCTTGCTAGATCAACCCGCATCTTTTCACCGTTTGATAAAACTCCATACGGTTTAAGCCATGAAGGTGTTGAAGCGAAACCAACGGAATTAAATGTTTTGTATATTGTAGTAATAGATATACCCTTTGGCATGTTATCAAGTACTGATTTATTATCATACTCATAATTGTCAATGTAATCAGAATACAATTCATGTAATATTGTACTTTTACCGGTACCGGATGCACCGACAATTAAGCCAATATTCCAGTTATCGGGGTATTCGATATTTCCCTTAAAAACCTGTTTTAAAGAACCATCATTCATATCAAATCGATCATAAGTTGCTTTATCCCGATAGGAATCGGATACAGCAATATTTTTTACAATGTCAAAAGACGGCATTTATAACCCTTTTCTGTTAATTCATTGAATAGTTTTTCCTGTTTCTCCTCAGTTCTACAATCCACCTCTATTTTATATATCTCTTTTAGTTCTTTATCTTCCAATTCATCTTCACTATTATCATCCACAATATTCAGTTCCGATAATGTTAAGTCCCATTCTTTTAATAGTTCAACGTCCCATTCATTAATCAGTTTATCTATATCCCATGAACCATTTGAAATATTATCCTTGATTATA